TCACCCTGAAAGTAATATATTGGACACGGATCATTCAGAGATACCGCACGAGCATAAATGCGCTCACATCATAGCCCTGGACGACGGGAACTATGCAGCACAACCTAACAATAGATGTATATGGGATATCCCATCATTCACTGTTAAAGATAATGTGCCTGATTGGAAAGTGCAAACATCTGAGTGGAACGTAGAAAATACAAGTCAATGGAAAACAGAAGATACTGATAAGTTCTTCTACGAAATTGAGGAGAAAAAACATGATTGAAAAATGTAAAGCAGTTTGTTGCAAAGTTTGGGACAAAATAAAAGCCGGCTGGAACTGGATCGTGTCTAGATTCAACAGGTAATTTATGGCCCTAAAAATTTCTGAGTCCGCTGCCGTACAGATGCCGATGAAGACGGTTGCCAGTTTAATCGCGATGGTCGCCATCGGGACGTGGGCGTATTTTGGCCTGCACGAAACACTTAACAGTCACTCAACTCAAATAGAGTTGAT